AACGGACAAGCCCAAGGCAAGCAAATTATCGCAAACAAAACAGGGCACCCTGCGTTGATTGAGCCACAACCTAGTGCTGCACATGAGTTAAATCTTGATACCCTCACGTGGGAAATTTCAACCGAAAAACAGACCGCACTTTTTACACAACAAAAAGAAAACTTACTCAATAAGTTAGCGGATAAAGCCGACCAACTTAAAAATAGCTTACTAGCAGGCTATCCACAGACAGAAATTGAAAGTTTTTACCGTCAGGAAAAAGAGGCGTTAGCGTGGCAGGCGGATAATTCAACAGAAACCCCAATGCTCACACAAATCGCCCAAAATCGTGGTGTACCGTTTGAAATATTGGTAGAAAAAGTGATTGAAAAATCTGCCCAGTTTGCCGTCGTGATTGGCATCATTATAGGACAACGTCAAGCCTTTGAAGACCGCTTACTGGCGTTAAAAACCCCCGAAGAATTAACCGCACTTGAACAGGAAATTAAACAATGGCAATTAAACGCAAATTAACACGCTATGGCTATCACGTGATTATCGCCATAGACCAACTGTTTAACGCCCTCACAGGGGGCGCCGCAGACGAGACACTTTCCAGTCGCACTTACCGAGGGGCAATATTAGCCGAGAACCCGAAAAAACGTTGGCAGGTGTTATATCGTGTCATCAACGGTATTTTCTTTGACCGCAATCACTGCAAAACAGCTTATGAGAGTGAATTAAATCGTAAACAGTATTCAGAAGATTTTATAATCAATTAATTTTAGGTAATGCTTAATATGTGGAAACAACAAAAACTAAAATTATCCCCACAGGCAAAAATAACATTACAAAACGCACAAAAGGGGATTATTTCCCCTTTTTCGCTATCTGTCAGTGGCACTAAATTAGGCGTGCATAATTGGTCGCACGGTATTAAAGAAAAATCAAACCATTATTTATCGCCAGAAAATGCCGTAAAAGCACTGGCGGCAAAATTAGTCGATTATGCTGATCCGAATCGCCCTAAAGGTGTGCAAGATGTGGTGGTCATTATGGTGACAAGTAGCAATATTGATCAGTTTATTGCAGAACTGGAAAAAGTGCGTGAGCTATTGCCAGAGCCAATCTTTAAGCAAGCGTTAGACTATGCAAAATCCAGTAAAAATTTGCAAGAAACGAAAATGATTAAAACGCCAACGATGGCAAGCCCATCATTTTCTAATAGCGCAGACATTACGCCAGCTTCCGCTCGCACAATGCAAAGTATTTTACGTAATGCCACATCAGCAGCGGTTGCGGCACAAACGAAAGATCCCATATCAGCGATTGAAGCGTTAAAGGCGGCGAAAAAAGAACGGGATAAAGCCAACAATGAAAAAGTAGAAAAAATGCTGAATACCTCAGCGAATGTATATACATTTTCCGTTTCAGATTATCTTGAAGTGGCAGAAACAAAAATTAAATTGAATGTGCCGACAGCGGGTAATGTGTTTACCGCTTGTGTAATGTTTATTGGCGCAGATTTAACCAATATTAAAGGAATGTTGCAAAATGCAGAAACGTAATCCCAGTGTACAACTTGCACTAAATGGTGCACCAATTTATTTAAACAATATTTTAATGTCGGTTTCGGTCAAACGTGAAGAAAAAGACATGAGCGGTCAAAAATCAAGTACCAAAAAATCAGATAAAGGCGTAAAAGCCAAAGAGTTAAGCGTAACGGGGTTTATTCCATACAACAGAAAAGAGTGGCTGACGCAGCTTTTCAATTTAGCTGAAGCCGAAACGGGCAAAGGCGAGCAAACAAAATATCGGGTATCTTGCACAGTGGCTGAAGCCGTGAATATGCGCGAAGTTCAATTTAGTGGAGAGGTATCCGCAACTGAGCAAAATGGGCAGTTGGGGTGGTCGATTTCATTTAGATTGCGTGAAGTCAATTCCGTTGCCGAGAAAAAAGACCAACGCAGACAAAAACCAAAAGCAAAAGCACAAGGCGAAAACGCCCCAGTGGCAAAAAGTGCGGGTGAAAATTCGGGGAAATTAGAAGAACAGAAAGACGAAAGAAAAGGCATCGCAAAAGATGTTGATGATTTTTTCGGAGGTATTGACGGATGAAAATAATTAAAACGTGCCTTATTGACGGCGAAGAATTAGAACTTGCCGATGAAATGATTATTTTGGAACTCAACAACACTGGGCGTGGATTTGTGACTGTTCGTACCGAAAAAGACTGTGTAGGCAAAAGTGCTGTATTTGAGATGGGAGAATACGATCACTATTACAAATGGTTTGACGGTATTGTTGAGCGTGAACAAAGTGCAGAAAACGGCTATAAAAAATTATTTATTCGCGAAAAAGTGGCTGTGTTTGAAAAGCCTTTAAACGGTTCTCACAGACACATAACTTTGCGTGATTTGTGCGCTTGGATAACAAGCCAAACAAAAATCCCCATAAAAGTGCCGCAAGCAGATTATGCGGATACGCCTATTTCGTTGTTTACTCACAACGGCAGCGGTTATCAGCTTTTAGCCAATATTGGACGACAATATCAAATCGCCGATTATATGTGGCAACAATCGCCAGACGGTTCTTTGTTTGTTGGTTCGCATAAAGATTCACGCTGGGCAGGCAAGAATATTGAGTTTGACGAAAGCATGACATTAACAAGCGGCAGCAATGATATGACCATTCCGATTACTGCCGCTATTCGACCTGGTGCAATCATTAATGGCAATAAAATTCAGAAAGTGGAATTGCATGGCGATGATTATGTGCTGTCGTGGGAAAATTTAGGCAAAGATGGCAAGCCAGAACAAAAAAGCCCAGAACGCCGCCAAATGGAAAAAACATTCCCCGAATTGGCGGGCGGTTATCATTTACCGAAGTATGCGAAAGTCGTTGGCGTCGCAGATCCCTCAAGCGGCGGCGATATTTCCGATCCGTTCCGCCCAAAATATGCCGTTGAGTTACAACTACTGGACGAAAACGGAAACGAGGATAAAACAGTGCCAGTTTATCCAGCCGTGCCTTTGCCTGTAACAAGCACAGGTTCACAAGGCGGAGATTTTGCTTTTCCTGAAGTAGGCACAATGGTTGAAGTAGGTTTTGCTTACGGGCGAAGCGATCAGCCTTTCGTACGCACTATGTTAGCGCAAGGAAAAACAGTACCGAGTGTTGCACCTGGAGAACAACTCAAACAGCAACGCCCCGAAGTCTATGAACGCACCGATGCAGCAGGTAATAAGATTCGCGAAACCGATCAGAAGATTACAGATAAATCCTTTGAACGACACATCGAAACAGATAGTGAAGTAAAACAAATTGGTACATCAACAAAAACGGTAGATTCAGATAGTACGCAAACTATAGGTGGAAATAAAACTGTTAGCGTGTTGGGTAGTATCAATGATACGACAGCAAGTAATCGAACTGTGGGAACAGGTGGCACGCTACAAGAAAAAATCGTAGGATTAGCGCAACGTGTTTCGGACGAAAAAAATAAATTGGTGGCACCATTGAATTATATGGGATCTGAAAGTCAGAATATTTTTAGATTGTTGGAAGATACCATTCAACTATTAAGCGAGGTGGCAAGCACAGTGGCAACTCATACTCATAGAGGATCACCACCGCCAGATCAGCAAGGTAAATTTAATGCCCAATCCTCAAAGGCGACAGCAATTAAAAATAAACTCACGCCGATTATTGAATAACAATCATGCTTCACATCAAACCAAAGCCGCATAATATTGTGGCTTTCTTTTTGGTCATTGTCAGAATCTTGTGCCATTTTGTGGTATAGGCAAAAAACCTTGTAATATCGTTATGCATTTTACTTCTTCAAACCATTCTATTTGTTTCACGTAAAACATAAGTCATTGTTTAATATATAGATTTTATAAGTAAAGCATATTAAAAGAATATCACGGAAATTTTTCACGTAAAAACCCAAGGCACGGAAAATTCACTTCCCTTACTGCCGAATTTGCGTTAAAAATTGGTGTTTTTTCAGTTAGATTTCAAAGTAAAAATTAATCTAACTTATTGAAGTAAAAGAGAGCATTAATAGAATAGAGATCTTAAC